CTGAAGGCTCAGCGGGTTAACCTCGCCCAAGCCTTCGGCGAACGAAAACAAACCGTTCGCCTGGTCGCTGATACAATGATCAAGTTCGCCAAGTTCTACCGGAATGCCCGTAAGGGTAGGTGGAGCGCGGCTGCAGACTCTATCGGCTTCAGTACAAAGAAGTCGTTCAAGGGTCTGAGGGAGTTCGTGCTAGAGACTCAGTATGGGTGGAAACCCCTACTCAGTGATGTTCACGGTGCCGTGACTGCGCTAAACGAGAAAGATCTCGCTGAGCCAAAACGGTACCGTATCACTGTCAAGGGAGGTGCGCACGATAACGAGTTGCCTAGGGTGATCGTTTATGATCACTCCGGGAATCCCCTCGGTGATACCGGAGAGATAACAACTTACCGTCGTGCGAACTTCCGCGGAGCAAGGTGTCGCCTCGATTATCATCTCGAGAATCCCGTCCTTGCTTCAGCCGCTCAATTGGGGATTACAAACCCCTTGAATTTGGCTTGGGAGCTCACTCCGTTCACGTTTGTCGCTGACTGGTTCCTCCCCATTGGGAATTATCTTTCGGCGATGGATGCGGACTTTGGGTACTCATTTCTCGGCGGGTCTATATCGACTCGCCAGAATTTCGAGTACGAAGAGGTCAGGGTTGATCTGAAGCCTGCTACGCAGGCTCTGTATGACTATTTTCGTCAGACAGGCACGATGTTTCACGGGAAACACGTTATCCGTGAAGTGCTAAGTTCGTCCCCCTGGCCTAGGTTTCCCGGGTTTAAGAACCCGTTCGGCCTGGAACACCTCCTCAATGCAACAGCATTGCTAGGTGGATCAGTCAAATAACTGTTAACTCCCTCTATGAGGGTTCCCAAAAGGAAGCAACAATGGCCGCTAAAGCGACCGTTTCACTGACTGACGCGGAAGGCACTCCCGTGGTCCACGCTTTCGATCCCGCTGGGACGAAAGAGAACGTGGAATTCTGGGAAGATCGTGCCGCCGGCATCCCGGCTGGTTTTCCTATCCTGACGATGTCTCTTCGGAGCGTCACAGGTGGGCCCAAGCCCGGATCCGTTGCCGAAGTCAAGCTCAAGTACCCGGTCATGGAGACCATTTCCGGGGCGAACCTGTCCGGTTATACGGCGCAGCCGCAGGAAGCCTTCGTCCTGGAGGCCAGTGCACAGTTCCGGCTTCCGAGCCGGAGCAGCCTGCAACACCGCAAGAACCTCCGCAGTATGTTCGCGGATCTGATGGGCGAGACGGTACTTACGAACCTCGTGGAGAAGCTCGAGCCGGTTTACTAGCCGGCTTGAGCCCTTTTACGTGGGCGTGCATCGTGTTCGTCCTAGTGTCAGCGTTACGCTGACGGTTCTTTCCTTTTACATTATGGAGATTATCTCATGTCTGCAAAAGGTGCTAGCCACCATAGGGGCAATAGCGGTAGTGCTGTGGCTTCTCAGCTCGACCTCTTACAATCTATCCTGGAAAGGATCGATTGTCCCACCTCCTTCGCGGCCCAATATTGGATCGCAACAGGAGAGTTCCGCAAAGCCTCCGGGCTACGAGTCGACCCGCGGGATTTTATTGATCCCGCTCGATTCGCCCTAGAGTATGCGGTGCAGGGGCTTGTGTCGAAGTTTCCCGGTTTTCCGGGGAGTGATTCGCGCAAGGAGGACGCACTCTCGAAATTTATAGAGTGCGAGGAGCGTTGCCGTGTAACCAACGGTGCGTGGTCTGGTGGTATTCCTGTCTCCCTTCAAGGGAGACCCGTTGAGCGTGCAATTATGCGCGCGCGGGAAAAGATCAGGAAATTGCTAGGCCCGTTCCAATGGAGCAAGGTCGTCCCGTACATGTGTTTTGGGCCAGGCAGTTCAACACGCCTGGCCTATGACCGCAAGCACGGAGCCTACAAGTTCGGGTCAAAACCCGACACTACACATGAAAACGCGGTTTCAGCAACCGCATTGATCATGTCTGACCTTAATTGGTTTAGGGCATGTAGCGATGCTGGAGTTGTCAGCTCTCCTTGGGACGTTATCAATTTTGTCCCGGGAAATCGCGTTACCACCGTACCAAAGGATAGCTTCATCGATCGCGTTATAGCGATCGAGCCCTGCATGAACATGTTCGTGCAGAAGGGATTCGGCGGTTTCATCCGTCGAAAACTGAAGCGAGTTGGTATTGATCTTAATGATCAGAGTCGAAATCAGGCCTATGCGAAGCTAGGATCCTCTTCAGGATTCTTTGCTACAATTGACCTTGAGTCGGCTTCCGACACGATCTCTTATGAGGTCGTAAGGTACCTTCTCCCCTGGGAATGGTTTGTAGGATTGAGTTCCTGCAGGTCTGAACAGGGTACCCTTCCTTCTGGTGAAGTAATGAATTACCAGAAGTTTTCCTCAATGGGAAACGGCTTCACGTTCGAGTTACAGAGTCTGCTGTTTTGGGCTCTGTGTTCGGCGGTTGTCGAATCCAAGCAGGGGTACCGAGACGTGGCGGTATTTGGGGACGATATAATTGTCCCCGTTCCCCGCTACGCGGACGTCTGTCATACGCTTATTGACTGTGGGTTTTCAGTTAACTACAGGAAGAGCTATGCAGATGGGCCGTTCCGCGAGAGTTGTGGAAAACACTACTTTCTCGGAGTTGACGTCACACCTCCTCGCTGGAATAAGCCCCTTCTGGGCGTACCCGGCTTGTTGAGACTCCATAATAAGCTCGTGAGGTTCTCCTCTAGGCTTGGCCGCAATTATTATCGCGACCGGAGTATCAAACCAGCTACTGATTACCTCGTTTCATTGCTACCAAAAGAGGTCCGTCGTTGCCGTATCCCTGATGGGATCGGCGACGGTGGCCTCGTTAGCAGTTTTGATGAGGCGCGCCCCCAAAGGGCACCTAGCGGTAAGGAGGGTTATACTCTCCGAACCGTTAAAACAGTAGCGTCTCGCAAGAGACATGGTGGGTATGGCGCACTCGTTTACAGCCTACAAACGCTGGAACGGGCTCGTGAGTCACGATCAGACATTGAGTCTTACGAAATCGACTGGCCATCAGGATCCGAAAACCCGATTATCTGGGCTGTCGGTCCTTTCTCCAATATACCGGAGGGTTCAGTTGTTAACGGAAAGACAATGTCGAGTGTCGAGAGGATCGAAAGAGACTCCTGGTACCTCGACGATAAACTGATCGTGGCAAGGTGGAACTTCCTTGGCCCTTGGCTGGA